GCGCTCTCTTCTTTGCTAATGATTTTATCTGCTTCTTCGTCTGTAATGCACAATGGCACAAACTCACGAACCTGTTCTTCTGTAAAACAGCCCCAGTCAAACATCATTTTCACATCGCTAAAACTAAACATACTACTCACCTCCTTCTGATTCTGGATTTAATTGCTTTTTAATTTCTGCAATATCCTTGCTGTTTTGAAGCGAAGCAAGCATTGTCTTTGAATTGATTTGTGCTAAACTGTCAGCTTTTTCTTTCAATGCAGTATTTTCCTGTTTAATTGCTACGTCATTTAGCATGAGTTTGGCGTTGAGCTGTTTTAGGTTGTCGTTTTCATGTTCCAGAGCCTCGTACATCGCTTTGAGATTGTTTAAATCGTTGTGATCTAGTGCGTTCGCTAAAACAATCCATTGGTTCAATTTAGGATCAAACATCTGATCAGCAATCGTTAGCGGTTCGCCATCAGCACGAATTCCTTCAAGTGGCGGCTGATCTGTGTAAGGAACGGATACAAGCATATCGTCCAACACTTTTCCGGCGTATTCTCCGCCAGTACGTCCGTATTTCCAAATGTTTTTCATTTATTTCCCTCCTACCCAGTAATGACCGTTGAATGTAAACCATTCATTTGCGGCAAATTCGCTATTCGTCATAATTGTTCCTAAGTCTTTTTGCACGTACATCGCTTTTGATACACTATTTGTTCCTGACGGACCAGTTAACATACCATGAACAATTCTTGCAATAAATTCATCTGGGACTTTATCATCAAGTGGTACACCAAAAGCATAAGCTTTTTTGAACTTTACTGTACCATTTACAATAACTTCTTTTCCATGTTTAATAAATGTTGCATACCCATCGATAAACGATTGACTGTTGTCTTTAGTTAATGTATAAACAGTGCAATCATTTTCACTGATCACTTTATCTCCTGCTATTTGAATACCATCGGCAAAGTTTTTCAAACCTTCAACTCTCTGAGGATCATACACATTAACAGCATTATTCAAGCCTTTTTCAGTATATTCAGGTGTGATGTCCCAGCTGTAGTCGTTCGGATTGTTACTGTCTTTCAATCCTTCACCAAAGTATTTAAACTGACTAATATTCGGGGTTCGTGTGTTGCCTTTTTCAATTTTGAGCCAGTCAATTTGACATGCTCCTACTGTTTCTTTAGGAAACTGATAAATACGAAGGTCTTTAGGCAAACCTGGTTCAAGCTTCGTTGGCGTGAATGTTAGAGACCATACGTCTGTCAATCCCTCAACTGGTTTTAGGTTTCCAAAATTAACATTCCAATAATTATATGCTACAAAGGTTTGACTTGCGGGTTTTGTTCCTTTAAGCGTGATAGTATACGTTTGACCTATTATAAGCTCTTCTTCCGTGTTACCTTTATATATTTCGTGTGCGCTAGATTTAATTGGGAACGTCATACCTTTATTTGCAATATTCTTACCCAACGATGTTTTACCTACCCAGTAAGGGTCATCTAGTAAGTTAGGCTGGTACGGGGTGGCTGTTGGACCTTCTTCGATTTTGATGTCGTACAACTTAAATCCGCCATTTATTTTATCCCTGTCAACAAAGCTAATACTCATATAAAATCGATCTAAATTTGTGATTTGATAATTAACGTTAGCTGTACCTTTGATTGTTATTTCTTTCCCTACATCATCTGTTGTAATATTTGTACTATTTGCTTCCAATAATATCTTTTCTCCTGGTGATGTACGATACACCAAACGTAATTTATCAATAGCTCCTGTAGTTCCTTCATCAAATCGAACTTTCGCACTCAAAGTATAGGTTTTCCCACTAGCAAGCTGAGGTGTATTGATACGCGTAAACATAATAATGCTTCCTGTACCATCAGAAGTAAAATGTAACTTTTCGTTATCCAAAGTTAGTGACCCGTGGTAACCAATGTTAAAATCGCTCGATTTTAGTTTGGACATTAAATTCGGATTCCCTGAATAATCATAGCCCCCGAAGTCGATGCTGTTGGAGTACATTTTTTTCAGCTTGCCGAGATCGCCGATTTGCTGCTTGGTTTGATCAATACGATCTTCAAGTATAGTTAGATCATTTTGCGCTGAACTAACATTTTTTGAAACAGCCTCAACCTTTGCTAGTACCTCATTTACTGCATCTGTTGCTTCTTGTTTGACTCCATCAAGTAATTGTTGAAAGTCTGCAATAAAGTAGTCTGCTTTATCTTGCGCTAGTCCGTCGATTGTTGAACGCTTCATACGGAAAGTGAAGCCTAAGTTATCACTTGTTGATCCGTCTGGATACTCGATGTAAACATAAGCTTCCACCATACCGTTATAAGCTTTCATCGCTTCTGGCAAGATATATACGACCTGTCCATTCAAGAAGCTTTCAGTGATGAGGTTTTTCGTGATAAAAGGGATTGGCTCTTTCGTGATCATTCCATCTACTTCATCATAGATAAACATCAACAAGCGCAAGTTAGCTCCTAGCAAGTCCACCGGTGTGCCGTTCTGTTGTTCGACGTTGAACTCTAACGCTATTTGATTATCGTATGATTTAAATACAAGCCCCGTTGCTTGCAAATCGTAGTCTTTAGGCTGTGTAGATACTGTGATAGAGCCTTTTTTGATGACATGCGCCATTATTTCACACCTTCAATCTTAGTTATTTTCACGTCGTTGCTCATTGCGGGATTAGAAACATTGCCGGATGAAATATTTAAAACTCTGCCGTTTGACATCGTTATCTTTCGCGCTTCGATTGTCAGCTCAAATTCGATGAACGTCACTCCCGCGTCTCCATTCCATAAATTCGCTTTTGTAATTCGCGCGTATCTTTGACGTTTCACTTCTTCTACAAAGTCTCCGTCACCGTCTGTGTAGTGGATACGAAGCGTTTGGTAACGGAAGGTATCGTCTGACAGATTGACTGATTGTCCTTTTCTCAATTCGCCTTCAAAAAGAACAGAAGTAGTGTAAACGCGCCGCCAGCCTAACGAGTTATAACCCTCTGTCGGTTCGCTGTTATGTGTCATTTTGATGTAAATTTCGCCGCCATAACGAGCAAAAGCGACGATTAATTTTCTCAAATCGTGATCCGCGAATACCATCATTTCAACAAAACTGTCATCTTCAATCCCGTCAGGGTTGTCTGCGCCCCATCCGGCTTTGGTTGCGTATTTGCCGGGCGGGATGTCTAAAATGTTCGGATATTTTTGTGGTAGCTTATAATCGCGTAACCAACGCCCACGCGCTTGCATAACTGTTTCTGGTGTAGCAAAGCCCGCGTTGCTTTCAGTAGCTAGGACGTGCGCGTCGTGATCCGAGCCGTCGTAATGGATAGCCGCTTGACGCAATAACCATTTCACAGCCTCTTCATAACTCATTTCTTCAAAAATATTTGGTTTGCTTTGAAAATCTAACATTTAATTGTTCACCGCCTTAATAGTTATAAGTGAAGTCTCTCGCGCGCCCTACGCCTTTGCTTGTCACTTTTCTTGTTGCTGTGTCAACTTCTATTTTATAAAACGCTAATTCATCCGGTGTATCAACTTGGCTAGCTGTATGAGAGAAGCCGACGTCGCAAAGAATCATTTTTACTGTTCCAAACGCCCCTTCGACTTGTTCGTGCCAATGCCCGCAGAAATAACCTACTACAACGCCGGCGCCTTTTGTATTCATTGCGAAGGTCTTTAATCCGCCGAACGAACCGTCATTCGGTTGTCCTAATTTAGACCAATCGATAGTTACCGGACTACCAGATTTAAACCCTTCTATCAACGTGCTAATCATGTTTTCATTGCGAACGGGAAACTTGCTGAGACCTAAAGGCGTATGTCCTACTAACGCCACATGATAGTTTCTCGGAACGTTCACTAACCATTCTCCGAAAGCGTTAATTTGTTTGGCACTGAAAGCTCCCGGCGCTGTATCGCTGTAACCGTCCGTGTACTTGTCACCTGTGCCGCCTTCATAAAAATCACAAGTATCGAAACGGTAAATTGCTACGTTTTTATCTGGGAACAACACGCCGCCGTACAAACCGTTCCAATACTCTTCGAAGTCAGCGTTGCATAACATTCCCTTTCGTTTACGCCACGCGGGTTCGAAACAAGCGTCGTGATTCCCTTTGCAGATAATAACCGGTTTCTCTTGCCCTGCTACTGCTGCATTAGTGAAGCGTTTGAGCGTACCTAACATGGAATGTCGCGCGCTCCATTCGTCGATAATGCCTGTATCGCTGCCGAGTGAGCCGAGTCCGCCGTCGATATTGTCTCCGCCGTAAATCATCACATCTGTTTTGTTCCCTAATTTTTGAAATTGAGGGATTGCGCGCCAATGTCTTAAATAATAAGCATCTTTGTAACCGACGCCATCTATACGCAAGTTGTGATTATCTACGTGAATGTCTGTAATGAAAGAAAAGTTAAATTTGCTGTTATTAACACTGTTGACAACCGTATTCAAATTGCGCGGCACTAGGTCAACGTATTTCATCGTGTCGTAATCAAAAAAGCGTGTTGTTTCTCTAATTTGTGAGCTGCCGACTGGCACTTGGTATTTTTGGTTTAAACGATCAGCTAATGATTCGTAGTCGCCTTTAGCTTCATTCAAAATGTTAATGATCGTACCACCTGGATCGATATTTTCCAGTATTTCACGATTATCTTCTAACCACTGCTCCCAGTCATTTTTGCCCTGATCCATGTAATCTTTGAATTTTCTTAGCAAATCCTCAAAGGTCCACACATAGCCAGAGTCACGTAACTGGCTTCTAGATATTCCAGAAATGACTCGATAGGTAAAATCCTGTGTGCTAAATTGTTCACTCCAAGTTCCATCACCATTAAGTGATCGGAAACTGAAATGTGCGGTGTTTTCACCACCCCATTGCCAGTCAGGCTCACTTAAGGTGTAAACAAGCCTTGCTTGCGCTGGACTGTATTCTTGTACTTTTTGTTCAACAGGTTGGTTTTCGCCAAATTTTGTTGTATTAATAAAAAACGGCACTAGGCCCTCGAATGTTTTTAGTTTGCCATGTTCCACCACTTCAACAACGAACTTTTGCGTTAAAACATCCCCTTGCCGAATTCGAACCAAATTTATTCCGTTGTTTGGTTCGGTGGTGGATAGGACCATTTTATGCTGCGTTTCTGCCATGACTATCCCTCCTTTAGAAATCGATGTAGTCTCTTGCATTGTGGAAATGACCTGAAGAAGATGGATAAAACTCATCCATAAATTGAAAATGAAGATGTTCTCCAGTGGATGGTCCTGTTGTCCCCATCAGTCCAATTTGCTGACCAGCAGTTACCTTCTGACCTTTTGAGACGTCTACTCGGCTTTGATGCGCGTATCCTGTATACATTCCATCAGCGTGTTTAATCACTGTCCAATTTCCATACCAGTCAAAGTAATTTGCATCACCTGCAACAATCACTTCGCCATCCGCTGAAGCAAAAATAGGTGTATTAGGATTTCCATTTACAAGGTCAATACCGTTATGAAATTCTTGTGCTCCTGTGATTGGAGAAGTGCGCCAGCCAAATTCGCTCGTCACTGTGATTGGATCCGCAATCGGCTTCATATATCCTTTTGATACAGGAATTTCCAAATCTTTGAACTTGTCATACCATTCTTGTGACCATGCCGTCCGTTCTGGATGTGGATCACGTGGACGTTCAAAGTTAGCCACGAATGCTTGTGCTGCTGTGTTGATATCGGTCAGATTCATGAATTGTGTCCATGTGTAAGGATAAGCGCTAGTTGCGATCCATTGACCATTTGGTGCATGCCACATCAACAATTTGAACTGTGCCGTGATTGTGTCTGGATCATCACTGATGCCAGCCTTTGTCATTAAATTGATCATGTAGACACGTCCGCTAGTTGCGCCAGAAGAATCGGTCCATTGCCATACACCATAACCGAACCCTGGTGCGCCATTGCCCTCATCAGCGGTTGGATTAGCATCTGATTCTCCTTGTGCATTTCCAAGTAAGGCTGCAGCAGCTTGTTGTGTAAAACCGGCACCTATTGCCGTTGCCCAAATTTGCCAATATCGTTTATCCCGATCAGTAGTTACTTCTGGTGGGTATTGTCCGTTCCAACCGTTATCGTTCCCTCCGGAATTGCCTCCTCCATTAGTGTCAATTTTTGTACCGTTAACATAGAGTTCTTTTACATCTAGCCGTCCATCTATGGTTATATTTCCTTCTGAAAAATTGCCGTCACCATAAAGATTATATTTGCGCTTATCAGCAGTAACATCTGCTGGAATTTGAAAAATAGGATTCCCTCGATCGCCACCGTCCCCAGCATTAATGGAAAAAATATAGTTTGGCTCTTTCCAGACAGCAAAGCCGTTAATCCCTTTAGAACCATAAGTAGATACAATTGAGCCCAAGCGTTCTCCATGTACATCATCTAGTCCAGTAGACTTGACTTGTTTTTCAAAAGAAAGTTCTCCCCCCTCTGCCACTAATTGGAAATCTTTATCGTCAAATGTTTTTAAAGCTACCCCTTGCACGAGGATACCAGACAGAATGCCTGCGCGAATAAAATTAGCATTGAAAGTTCCATCCAACGTCCAAGCGGTCGTGCTATCACCATTGTGTACATCTTGAATTGTTTGCCACTCACCTTTTTTACATTGTTTGAAAGATATCCCTGAGTTATTTTGGACCATAAAAAAGCGTGATCTAGGAATGTTAGGTCCATCCATATAAACAGTTTCATAGATTTCTCTACTATCACTAACACCAGCTTCAATTCCATTTACCCAATAAATAGAACCGCCATTATCTCCTGCACCTCGCATAATGTCATCTTGATATTTTCCAATCTCTGTCGATTCGTAAAATGTCATTTTGCTAGATTCTAAACTATTAATATTATTGACAATAGAAGCCGTTTGTTTTCTAACATCTTGTGTTAAATTATCCCCTAGTTCGATATTCGTTTGACCGGTAAGCCGATTGAATGTAGTTTTATAAATACGAGTTTTATAGTGATAACCTTTATCGTATCTGTGAATAGTCACTGTATTTCCTATCACATCTCCTCCAGTGACTTCAGCTTTGAATTGTACTAACGGTCTAGCAGAATCGATTAAGGTTGAATAAGTATTTTTAAGTAATTCTGTTGGATCATCTATATCATCAAACACTACTACGGTTTCTCGTTTTCTCATTGATCCATCTTTTTGTGGTATCCCATACTTTTGAGTTGCTTCCGGATCTTCAAGCCAATTTTGGCCTTTAGGTTTATCTAAAGGATCACCATTCGACTTTTTCCATTCAACATCAGTGAATTCAATTCTTCTACCGTATCCGTCACCAACCTCTTCGCCTCGCCCGCGACCTATCATTGAAGTTGAGATTGAGCTTCTATCTATCTCTCTTACAACTGTTAATGCTTTACTACCATATACAAAACGTGTATTCGATTCTTCACCAATTTGTTCATATACTTCGATCCATTTATCCTTTATTCCATCAGAATTCAAAGAACACCTAAAGACAAATTCCATACCTAAGGTTTGCAATTCTTTCAACGCTTCTTTTACAGAGACATAGTAAAAAGTTGCAGTTACTGCTGGTAACATTGCTTCTACGTGACCAACGCGCCAATTTCCTTCAGTAAATTCAATCAATCGATCAAGGACATTTTTTAAGGGCTGCCCACTCGGTCTAATATCTTTGATGATGTAAGCATCTAATTCATTCGTTGCAAATCCTAACCCTGTAAACTCTAATGTTTCAGATGGGTCGCTCACTTTAGTAATTCGATACAACGAAAAAGACGACTCGTTTTCACGAATCGCCATATATCTTGCATCTTCTATTTCTTTATCATATTTTGTCGTAACGTAAAGAGTATCTTTCATTAGATCGCTCTTATCAGAACTAATTTCTTTTTCTTGGGAGACTTCAATCAAACTTCTTGTATTTTTTCTTTTAATAAGTTTTTGCAAGTGATCAAAGAAATAAACTGTCTCACTCAAATTGTCGCCCCCCTATAGAATATTTTAAGCTTCCCATTATTGCTAGTTATCTTCTGACCTTGCTTAAGATAAAAGTTCTCAAAATCACTTTCTAAATCAATCATAGAAGTACAATCTTCTCCGTTTACAGTTACCTGCTCATCGGAAAAATCAAAAACCAACACGTCTCCTGTTTTTATTGCCGCATCAGTTATCGTGATATTTTGTTCTCCGTTTGTAATTTTGATTGAATTATTCATGGATAAAGTGACTTCAATTTTTCTTGGTGTTATAGGAAACTGTATCGGATTTCCAATATAGCCATCACTAACACATTCTTTTGTATACTTTAGTGGGTCCGCACAGAATACATTAAAACTTGAAATAATAGAGTTGGAGTCTCCTGGAACAGTATCAGTTGATGTATAGCGACCGTAGTAATAAAAATCTAATTCATCATGAAACCTAATTTCCACGTCTTCATTCCGGTATAAATAATTCAACAGCTCTTTGAATTTAAACTGTAGTTTTTCTGGATCTCTGTCTTCCAACTTGTATGTTATTTTTAGTGTTCTTGAAGGTATTTTCTGATTTGTAATGATTGAACCAATTTGTATCTCTTGCTGTTCAACTTCTATAGAAAGCATTTCTCTACCTTCCACCGTAAGTGTTTGATAACCCTCAATCAAATCTTCTAAATACATTCCATCGTACATCATGGCAGACGTCGGAAGGAATCGTTTAGAACTATTGAGATTAATAGTTGTATCTTTGAATGAGTACATTTTATTTTCTCGCTGATCCAAAATATTCCCTCCTAAAATTCTAGATTAATGTCTGCACCTTCGCCCATAGCTTGTGAAATATCGTCCACAAACAATCTAAACGATTGTCTTCCAAGATTGAATTTAAATACAGCTGGTTTAGTAGAGCCGCCCATATTTACTTTATGTTCAACTTGTGCACCAATGTTTTTATTTGCATTTTTCAGATTTGCAGCTATATCTACATCAGGATTTGCATTGAAAAGTTCCGCAATAAAGTCCGCCATACCTCCAACAGTATTCTGTACATCATTGAATCCTCCCATCAGACCTTTATGCAGACCATTCATAATAGCCTGACCAGCTGGAATCAATAGCTTTCTATCGTATTGGATAGGTCCTTTGTGTTCACGAATCCAATCACCAATACCTCCAACAAAATCTTGCACAGATTTCCATGCATTTTGTAACCCTTCTAGAAAACTATCCATGATGGCTTTTCCGGCTGCTAATAAGTCGATATTTTTCAAGTTATCAAACCAGCCAGTTACTCTATCCACCGTATCACTAACAGCATTTACTAAATTATCCCACACTTCTTGAGCGCCACTTACTAAATTGTTGAAAGTATCTATAGTACCTTGTTTTAGGTTTTCCCATCCCTGAATGATGTTATCCTTAGTTCCAATAACTAGATTAATAAACCAAGCTTTGAAAGAATTCCATAAATCTTTCGCTCCTTGAATCATATTATTAAACAGATCGATTGTCCCTTGTTTTAGGTTATTCCATCCCTGTTTAATACTATTTACAATATTGTTAGTTGTCTCTTTGATCCATGTAGTAAAAGAATTCCACACATCTTTGATGGTAGAAGTTAACACATTCCAGATATTTATCACAGTATCCTTTAAGGCTGTGTAATAAGCAACAACTATATCTACAAACGTCGTGATAATGTTTTGGATATTTGTAGTTAATGTAGTCCACAGCATCGATGCATCTTCTTTTAACTGATTAAAATTGCCTGTTATCAAATCAATCAAAAGTAGAATTGGACCCATTACAGCAGTTTTTATAATTTCCCATGCAGAGCCTGCGATTGATCCAATTTGAGACCATAGGTTCGTAAAGAAATCAATCATTGGCTGAAAAACATTTTTTATGGCAATAACATACGGTGCTAGAATGTTTACAATTCCTTCCCAAGCGGAACTGGCAGCTTCTTTGATGCCATCCCATATACTCGAAAAGAACTCTTTTGTTTCAGTCCATTTATTCTTGATCCAATCTGCCGCTTTCCCAGGGGCTTCTTGAATTGTAGTCCAAACATTGTCTGCGCCTTCTTTAATGGACTTCCATAAATTGTTAAACCATTCTCCTGTAGATTTCCATGCATTCTGAATCCATTCTACTGCCGAGCTTACAGCAGACTTGATTCCCTCCCATAAGCCAATCCAAAAGTTTCTAAAATCTTCACTCGTATTCCAAAGATAGATGAAACCTACAACGAGTAGTGCTACCGCAGCTATAACCAGAAAAACCGGATTTGTAAGAAGACCCATTGCTTTACTTAATCCACTAAACAATTTTGAACTTTCACTTAAAGCTTTAAAAGCTACTTTCACCCTATTGATCCATATAATTACTGAACCAATCATAAAAATTAACGGTCCTATAGCAGCGACAATTGCTCCTATGGCCACTACTAATCTTTGAGTTGATTCTGGAGCACTCACAAATTTCTCTACTAAGCCAGAAATAGCATCTGCTACTTTTCTGATGGATGGTGCTAGAATCTTTTGAATTACAATAGCTGCTGACTCAAAAGCTCCAAACATTTGCTCGATGGAAGAATTCATATTATCTTGCATGGTCCGAGCCATATCGTCAGCTGCACCATCAGAATCTTTCAGAGATTTTGTTAATTTGCCCAATGAATCAGGTCCTTTATCAATCAAAGCCATCATCCCTGATAATGATTCTTGCCCATATAGTGTTACTAAAGCATTTTGTTGTTGTTCAGGTGTCAGGCCTTCAAAAGCTTTTTTAAGTAATTCTACTTGAGTTTTTAAAGGTTTCATTTTACCGTCAGCATCATAAAACGAAACACCTAAATTATCCATTGTATCTTGCATAGCCTTTGTTGGCCTTGCTAACCTAGACAATGCTCCTCGCAACGTTGTACCTGCTTGAGAACCCTTAATGCCTGCGTCACTCATAATACCAATAGCTGCTGCAGTTTCTTCCAAAGAAATCCCCATTGAATTAGCTACAGGAGCAACATACTTCAATGCTTCTCCCATGTCTCCAACTTCAGCATTGGTATCCGCAGCAGCACGAGCAAATACATCAGCGACATGTCCTGCTTCACTTGCTTCTAAACCAAATCCTCTCAAAGCAGTAGCAGTATTTTCAGAAGCTAGAGCCACATCCCCTCCAGATACAGCTGCTAAGTCTAAAAGACCCGGCATTGCTTTCATGATTTCTTGTGCGCTAAATCCAGCAGAAGCTAAGTTTTCCATTCCAGCAGCTGATTCTTTTGCGCTAAAAGCAGTTTTTGCTCCTAGATCAATCGCTTGCTGTTTCATCTGTTCGAATGTGTCGCCAGTTGCTCCCGATATAGCTTTTACACGACTCATTTGTGCTTCAAAGTCACCACCAACTTTAGCAGCTGCTACGCCTACTCCTATAAGAGGTGTGGTAATATACTTTGTCATTGCGGCACCAGTACCTTGCATCACTTTACCAACAGCGGTTGTCATACTATTTGAATTCTTTTCAAAAGTTTTAACAGCATCTTGTGCATCTTTAAAAGTCTTTACAAATCCACTATCTGTGGCTTTTAATAAGGCTTCAACAGAAAATTGTTCCATGATTTTCCTCCTTTCCTCAAGAGTTAGCTTTAGTTAGTAAGCTTTGGAATTTTTTATCTTGTTTTGAAAGTTCGGAAACTCCCATGATTGAATCTTCGATTTTTTGATAATTAAAGAATTCTTCAAAGGATCGATATACAGGAACTGTCTTTTTGCCTACTTTTTTCTCCGCTTGGACTTGCTGATTTGCCCACGCTAATTCGTGAATCAACTTTTCTTTGTCAAGCCAAGATAACTGGGCTGCAGTCATACGAATGTTGTATTCATATAACGTCATTCTTTCGATATCTGAGATATTGGTCATTCCCAAATATCGAAAAGAATTGATAAGAATTTGTTCGTATGCCAGTGCAGAATCTATTCCGCTTGTTGTTTTTCCGCTTCTTTCAATTTCTGATTCAGGTTTCGGACCGCTAACTTTCCCGCGTTCGACTCCGCCAATTCTTTTAGGACTTCATCAAACAATTTTTCGATGTCTTTAACTTCATCGATGTAATCATCCATTTCATCCAACGTAATAGTTTCTTCTTCTGTTCTATTTGCTATTTCTAAGACTCGTGACAACGTGTTGACATTATAAGAACGTAATTCCGGTAAGACTTTTGCTGAGAGTCCCATTCCGAATTCCATATTTCCATCGATGAAAGGCATCACTTTGTCTAATTCACGTACAAATTTAGTGCCAAATTTAAACGAATATTCTTTACCTTTAATTTTTAATTTCAATGTTTTTCATCCTCCTAAAATAAAAAAGAGAGCATCTAAGCCCTCTTATGCTCCTGTCGAAGTTGCTTTCACGGTATCTTTGAATGCATATTGAACAACATCGGCTTGATCTTCTGTCAAGGTTGCATAACCATCTTGACCAACACCATTTACTGCAAATGATAAACTTAATTCAACGTTATCCTCTGCAGCAGCTGATGGAGTAAATTCAGACACATATGCTTGGTAATAAGTAGCTTTGTACTTATTTGCATCATCATCTGTACCCTGTTCTGCTTTGTTGATTTCCCAAATTTCAATGATATCGCCATTTAATAAGGCTTGTTTCATTTCATCTACATGAGAATCGCCTTTGGCAACTATTGAAGTAGCCGAAAAATCATATTCAACTGGGCTTAAACTTTGAACGTTTCCGTCTTTTGTCACTGTAGAGTCTGAATCTCTTGATAAACCATTTTCGTGTTCTGTTTGAAATGCCATTTTCCAAGCAGCTTCCTGAGTTTCTTTTTTCAATAAGCGATAAAGCAAAATGACATCAATACCTTTTAATGCTTCCATGTTCTTCCTCCTATCTAATTCTAAATTCAAGTGTGACAACCGCTCGTTTTAGGGGCGTATTGGTTGTTGTGTCGTCCATCACTTGAATTCCACTTGCTTGATAATTTAAAGCCCAATAATAGCCTTCTGTGGCTTCTATCAATCTAGCTTCATTAAAAAGAGCAGATGCCATATCTGACACCTGCTTTCGTTTCTTCTGTAATCCCCAAACGGATAAAACTACAATCACAGTACCTTTAATATCAGTTTTATTCGCTTCGTGAATCGTTTGAGTGTTCTCAAATTCCACAAAAGGATAACCAACATTATCTAAAGGCTTGTAATCATATGTTTTGTATCCAAGAGCTAGGCTCCTAGCAAACATTTCATCAAATAATGATTGATCTCTTGTTTTAATCATTTGAATAACCTCTGCATGTCTTTCATAAAGATTGCTTTCTGCACATTAAATGCGGGACCAACGAAAGGTTGAGCGCTCATGAATCGAGTTCCATATTCTAAGTACGGACTGTAATCACTCTGCGGTCCAACTTGTGCAACAAAACCGCCTTCCAACAACCACATTCGAATTGATCGTCTAGTGAAGCCTGTCGGGTGCACAAACACATCCCCTTCCCAATGTCCATTAAAGCGGGCTTTTTCTTGCATGCGCTTAGTAAGCTCGGCTCCATTTGTTTTAACTACCATTTGCACATCTCTAAGCGTGACAGCTTCTTCCAAGTGTTTAAGCAGCTCATCCACACCTTTGTAACCCAATGAAACTTTCACTTTGCAATCACCTCCTGGACGATAATGCTATTCGTTGATAACAGGCTGCGTTGAGCGACATCTTTGTATGTCTTTCCATTAAAAATAATGCGGTCATATTTTGGAACAACAAAAAGAGGCATGGTTCTGATAACCTTCGCCCCTTGTCGTATATCCCCAAAAATCGCCACACTTCTATCTGTTCCTAAGTCCGTTACATTTGCGTTTGTTGTTACCGTAATCGGTGCTTCTTCTATCCACTCGCCTAATTCTGGATCGTAACGATTTCCTTCTCCATCTTTTTCAAAGATAACCTCATCTAAAAATCTCATAAGAACCGCACGCTCCCTTTTCTAGGTTTGTACAATTCTTCGTCATCTTTCCGTTTGAAATCATCAATTTCCGATGCGTATTCTGAAAAATCGGAATCAGGGAAAGCCATCGATAAACCCTCTTGAGCGTATGAAGTCATGCCCTCTTGCCCAATTCGGTTAAAACGTTTGTTCGTTACGTCAAAAACGATGTATTCTAGTGATTCTGGTGTAACAGAAACGCCTAGCAATGACGCTAAGCGCTCTCTAGTTCGTCTCTCGATAACTTCTAGCTTATCATCTGTAGAACCGCTTAGAAGCTTCTTAACGTCATCTTTAATTTCCATTCGTACCTATCCTTCCTACGGCTCAGTCAGTGTCAAAACGTGAGTATCTGTGTGTGATCCATCTTCCGTTTTTATTGTTGTCGTGTATTTACCGGCTGGTACTGTGTCAGTCCAAGTGATATTACCGCTAGAAGAAACCGTCAATCCGCTTGTTACTGGCGCAATTGAATACGTCACTGTTTTATTTGTTGCGTTTTGTGGCGCAACGGTGGCTGTTAATTGTCTATTGCCAGCAGTCCCCGCAACTGCGCTTGAGGTTTTAGGCGTTACAGTAACGCCTATAACGGGGATTGTTACTCCCCCGCCGGTTCAATTTTACCGAACGCAGCATCTTTGACGATCATAAAGCCGACATCCATTGTTGCACGCAACGCAACCAGCTCTTGTTCAAACAAGTTTACAGGAGTGCCATCTTCGTTTTTAAGCGTAGATAATTGCGCATCTTCTGAAATCTTGAACGAAATGTTGAATGGGATACCATAGAACATATAGTTAAAGTCACCAGCGTACAATTCACCTTTACCCAATGCTTTCAAGTCAACCACAGGAAGGCCATCAATTGTATTTGCTGAACGATCATAGATAAATTCAACATTTGTTCCCACTGTTTGAGTAGCAGAACGCAATTCCGTGCGGTTTTTACGATTTGAGATGAACGCATTTGGTTCAAATTCGTTTTTACCCAAAGCATCTTCTAATGCCAAAATGTTGTCATAAGTCAAAGGGCCCTTGATAACATTAGCCGCTGCAACTACAGACTCTTCTAAAGACTGCGGAAACGGATTGTCAGTGTTGAGTAACGCAGCCGCATCAAACTTTTTGTAGAAAGCTTCAGCAATTTTAGGTTGCATTACTGTGAAGAAATCTGACATTTTATAATGCAAGTATTCACGAGACACAGGGATAATTACACCTAGCTTTTTAGCAACCATTGTCGCTTGCAACCATTTAGGTTTAGACGTTTGAATCTTTTCACCTTCGCCAACCCAGTATGCGCCAGGACCTTCAGCAAAGTATTCAAATTTCTTTTCTTTATCTGTCATTTCTTCGTATTTTGCCAATTGCATTACTTTCGAGTTTTCCATGATGTCGTTGATAATCAAAGTATTATACTTGTCAGGGATTTTACCCTCTTTAGTTTCATAAACTGTTACGTTATCTGGATTCCATGTTTGTGCCATATTGTTTATTCCTCCTATTTGATAATTCGATTTTTAGCAGCTAAATTAGCTACCGTTTGTTTTGTTTCTTTGTCAGCGGTAAATTGTCCGCCCTCGCCCGGTGTAGATTGGCGAGCATTTTCTTTTTTGATCTGTGATGCAAACTTAGTGATAATCGATACAGCCTTTTTAGTAGCTTCTGCATCTTCCGAAACAATCAAGCCAAGCAATTCATCATCTTGCGGCAAACTAGCACTAGAAAGCATTTTAGAAGCCTCTGATTTCATCTCGCTTAAAGTTTGATTACGTTTTAATTCAGCAATTTCAGCTTCTTTTTGCTCCAATTCATGTTGCAATTTTTCTTCCGCGTTCATTTTGGCTAGTTTCTTAGCTTCTTCTTTTTTTGCTTCTAGTTCTTTTTCCCAGCTTGCACGAGCCTTTTTAGTTTCAGCAGCAATCATTTTTGCTACTTCGTCACGAGAAAATGTTTTGCCAGTTTCTTCACCTTTTGGTTTATCATCTGGTGGTGTAGGTTGTTCCGCCGGCGGTGTATCTTGACCACCTTCTGGTTCCGCAAAGTATTGTAAGTGCATAGGCATTAATAAACGTTTTTTCATGATTATTCCTCCACGGTTACGCCGCTACCCGATAAATTAACTAGTTACGCCAGTCAGTCGGAACAGCTTTCTCTTTAGTGCCTGTAAGCAGTAAGAAGGCATAATAAAAAGCCGTTAGCGAATGGGCTAGCGACTTAGTTATTGGCGATCAACATAAGGTGCCGTACTACATCTGCAAAAAGGATGCATCGGAGCACAGTTTAAACCAGGCGACATATCATCAACACGAAACGTCTTGTCGTTCAATGGTAAGCAAATTCTGCATGCGGTAGGCTCTGAAATGAAAACAAACTCTTCAAATTCCATGTCCAAATAGCTTTGTTTTTGAATCCCAGTCTGCACTCTTGTGGTCTCTGTTACCATCAACCGTTGCGTATTAAATTTAGTATTCTCTCGCCCTTCTTGTGTAAGATATTTGGCTAATTCTGGCGCTAATTGCTTAGGATTACGTCCCATCGTCACACTGCGGACAAGCAATTTATCTAAATCAGACTTAAGTTCTGCTTGATACATCCACAGGTTGTCGCTAAATGTTGCGAACCCTTCTGCTTTAAATGAACTGTTCAACACTTGCTCCACACGCTTGCCGTAATCGCTCTTAGAAATAGTCATATCCAAAATGCTGGCTTGCCGTTGTAATTCTTTCAATCCAGCTTTAGTTAGTTCGTTTGAAAAATATTTGTCTAAATCATCGAACGTAGCAATCAATTCAAGTCCTATGTTTGCTTTTAACAATTCCAAGCGATTGACACGCATTGTAAGGTTGTATAGTTTCAACTCCTTGTTTGCTGTAGGAGAGAAGTCTTTTTCTTTAACATATTTTTTAGCTTTACGAGCAAATGCCTTAACGTCCATTTCGCTTGCACGCTTCATGGCTTCGCTACGAGTGGTTTTCTGACCGTTTGAAAAACTATCCCACTGCGCATCTATCTCTTTCTGTATCGCATCCTGTGCGTATTGCAATCGCTTCTTGATTTCAGCCATGCGAGATTTATCATCTTTAATCTGTTGCTCTTGCCACGCCTTTTCCCTTTTGATGAAGTAATCTTGTGATTTCACTTAATCACTCCCCTGTTTCATCTTTTTTGTTGTTAATTACTTCTTCACCATCCGAATCAAAAATGCCAATCTGCTTTTGCGTTTCTTTATTTACTCGTTTCAACTCTGCCTGTACATCTGGAACAAAAGAAGCGAGTCCTAAAATCGTCTCTTGACTGAGTTCAGCTCCAGCATCAACCAAAGATTTCAACTCTTCCAGAATGGCTTTAGGTAGATTAGGCGTAAATATTACACGGAAGCCTTTCAAATCGGAGTTATCCATTTCAGAAATACTTGATTTTAGGCTAAATAAAAGACGATAACGCCGCATAAGACCTTTTTTGAATAGCCTTTGCTTTGTTGCCGTCATTTGTTCAAATCCAAATAATTTATATTTCATCGCTTCTCCCGATTGCACTCCGGAAAAATTGTCATCAGTAAGATCAGGAACCATTGAGATTTCGTGGATATCCTTGCGCACTCTGTCTTTGTATGCTTCTACACCGTTCACATCATATTGTTTGTAAATATATCCTGCAGTCACACTTGTTTTATTACCGTTCACATCAGTTCCAGATTCAAGCAAAAGCATATTCGCTTCTTTCTGCTTGATGGCGTCCTCTGTGGATAGTCCTGATGCTTCAATATCGCCACTAATAACTAGGAGAGCATCGTTTAAATCAGTCATATAGTTGGCTGTATCAGACTGTCCTGCATCATATAGATCAATCAAGGATAGCACATCTTCATACAAGCCCATTCGGAAACGATTAGGAGAATACTCTGTAATAGGTACCTCTTTATATTCATGCGGTTCATCCTGGGGATTTTTTAACTCAATTGCTGTTAGTGTCGTCTCATCATAAGTGATACTTTTTTCTTTTGTGTATACGATTGGTTGAATGTACTGTTTATCAGCATCCTTGTTGAATCTTGTCTTAGGATACCGTACAGCCAAAATAGGCTCTCGTTTTACTGTAGTATCATATACAACAAACGTTTCAAATACATTAGCCAAATCAACATAATCTGTATCATCTGAATCTCGATAGATAATCTCATAGGATCTCCCATACTTATCCATATCAAGCCAGAGTTCAGCATTTAACCCATCTATGTCATTATTAGTATTAAACTCTTCGATTTCTTTTTGTTGATTTGTGTCCTCGATTTGCACTTTTATAGGATTGCCTGTGTTGTACCCAACATCAAACGTACAAAGAACTTTTCCAAAGTTATGTGCTGATCGGTGATCCGCTTTTTCCTTTTCTCTACGTCTACGGTTATCCATGATATTTGTATTTCTAGCTTTGTAATAATCATCTAATACACTAAGCCGCTTTACCTGATATTCATGATGATGTTTTATCATTGCTGCTAAAGTATCTGAATCGTTTAGTAAATCTTCTGCTGAGCTAAATCTATAGTGAAGATTGGAATCTACGCTAAACTTTACATAATTTGTGTTCACGTCGTTAGAATAATGTATATCAGCACCGTATTCAAATTCGTTTACCTTATCCATTTCTCACACTCCTTAAAACATTCTTCTGATTTTGTTCCGCTGCTCTTTAGTAACGGTTGATTTCTTTTTGGCCCACATGTCTTCGTTGAAGGCGTATCTTGTCGCATCAATCGTATGGTTATCTTTATCCTCTAACCTTGGCTTAGGATTTCCATCACGATCTGTTTGATAGTCGATGTTCTCGAATTCCTTAGCAATATTCGGAGTGCGTAGTGGATCAATACAAATAAAAGCCAAATCATCTAGCCACTGTTCACCGTACTCAACAGAATCAGGTCCTTTTTTCACGCCTTTTATTCCTTTCATGCCATGTTCATTAACTAATTCAGCATTACTCTTTGGCTCTGCGCTATCTGAAAATATCTCCTCATTTTGGTAACCTTTAGATTTAGCTTTGTTTGCAAATTCTCTATTGCTGATCTTCACGCCGTAAATTTCATCGATTGCATAAATACCGTTTTTCTTTTTGTCATAATGCCATCTGACGAACGCTAAAGGATCCGTTGCATATCCATAGTCCAAACCGTTGCGGATGTTATCAAAGTTAGAGATCATTTCATCTGTAATAGAACCTTTCTTAACTTGTAGATTATCAAAAGGTACAACTCCTGACCCCACAGCTTTACCATCATATTCCCACTCAGCCCTTCTTGGGTTACTTGCTCTAGTTGCCTCAACTTCTTTCAGAAATTCCTTAGAGATGAATGGATTATCCCGATAGGTCGAGTGATGAATAAAAGTGTTGTCTGGTTGAAAAGAAGTCTCATATTTTTTATTTACCCAAGATTGTTTTCTCTTAGGTGGATTGTAGCTGTAAAAAAACTTATAAAAAAGACCATCATCTAATTCTCCACGTAAAAGGGAGTTCGTGATAGTCGTGACTTCATCTTCTGTTTTAAATTCTGCTAATTCTTCAATCCAACCTATAGCAAATGGGAACTTGCTATCTTTTAAAGACTTGATTCGTTCTGGGTTTTGAGCACCGCGAAATATCATATAATTTCCTCTTGGAAGATAGGTAATTTTAAGTGGTGACTTATTAAACTTAAATAGGCGCGATACTCCCTGCTTCTCAATTGCCCATTTCATTTGCTCGTAAATAGATTGCTCAAGTGTATTATCAACATAACGTATACCTACAGCATTCACTGCATATCTCATAAGTAACTGAGTAACGATATGCGCTATATCCGATGATTTTCCTGACCCCCGGCCACCTTTACAAACTATATTAAGAATGTCTTGATTTAAAGTCGCTCTCCATACTGAATGAAACTTCGGCGGAAGAAATTCAGATAGTTTTTTAGCCATCATCATCACTACTTATATCATCAATGAAAGTAGGTATTTCAGAAATTTCAACTTTCTGCTTATCTACAAATGCTGCGTTTATTTTATAATAATGCTCAAGTGCTTGGTTACGTTCTTTGAAACCTGCTGAATATTCACTCACTTCACGTTCTATGATTTCGTTTGTATAAGGATCTCTCTTAACAACTTCAAAGCGTTGTGGTTCTCCTTTTGCAATAGAAGCAGTAATAGCCAAAGCTTCTTCCATTGTTAAATGCCTCTTAGTTTGAACTTCTTTTAGCTTCTCTTGAATGTAGTCGGATACTTTTCCACCTTTTTCCACCAATTTTTCTTGTGCATTCTTAGCGTAGTTTTCTTTATAGCCAGCTTTCAGCGCTGACTGATAAGCATTGCCTGTGATGATGTACTCATCAGCAAAGGCTTGTTGCTTAGGATTCAACTTACTCATTTTCCATCACCACCTTTCAATATGTGTAATTAATAACTGGTATGGATAGTTTCCATTCCGTCTAGTTCATAACTTCTAACTGTTTCTTTCAAATTAGGTAAAGTTCTTGATACTAGAGTTAGAATCAACACAGCTTTACCTTCTCCGATTTCTGTGATATCTACGTTCGCATAACAACCGCCCCAAACCGGTTTAATTTCAATGGTGGTTTCTCCATTAGCAGTAATAGAGTTTTCTACCCATTTACGATCGTTTTCAATTTCCAATGCTTTCTTATACACTTTTGATAACTCTTTGCTTACTGTTGTTTTTAGAACAGCTTCATAAAAATTTTTTATGATAAGTACCTCCTAATATTTTTCTGAATATATTCGTCTTTCCAATATCCATGACCGCAATAAAGAAGTTTGCATTTATCGATCTCTTTTGGTGTTGCTTCTCTCCCCATTTCAACAATAGAGTACTTCCCTTTGATTTGTACAGAACGCACAACACGCACTGAACAATCATCAATGGTTCGAGGATATTCATTAGTTAGCGATATATACCAGTAGTTTCTCATTATGCAGCCTCCCTTATGTAAAGAAAAAGCCTAGCATGTGCTAGACTTTGATCGCTTTGTTTTCCCATTTTTTGTAGGCATCAAAATAGATTTCTGATTTATCGCCGTTATACGTTAGCTCGTAATACATTCCGTCCGATACCGTAGTACTCAGCAACGCTTTATTATTTTGTAGCGTCTTACAGGACCAAACAACAAATACATCGTCCATTGTAATCTGCGTTTGATCTGTTTTATCAAAGTTTTCATTTGCATAGTCTGCTACCAATTGTTTGCATTTAGTAATAAATTTTTCATTATCCATTTTTTAAAATCCTCTCTTTTTAAAATAAAAAGACCACTCAAAGAGTGATCTAATATGTAATAGCAACCTACACACAGGCGGTTATCCTGTTCCTCCCTAGGGCTCGCACCACACGAGTTCATACCCCCCTCAGTTGCTAAAGTCACTGGAGTGGAATCGCACCACTCACGTACTAGTCCTTTCTAGTTTTGTACAAGGTCCCGATAGTGCGCCATACGCTTCCTACCTCCACCTTTGCGTCTTCTACTTCCGCCACAGTGACACTATAAAATTATTCTTGG